AACGTGCAGGGCTTCCGGGTCAGAACCGAAATTCAGGTTCGCCGTCTGTGTGAAGTAGCGGCGGGCGTTCTTGTCATTCAGGTTCTTTTGCTTCGGCTCCGTTTCCTTGATTTTCTTTGACCTCTTCCCGCGCGTAGATGCTGTCAGTTGCGCGGCGGTATAGGGGTATATATCTACCTCCCGATAATGCTTTCCGCAGTAGATTTTCTTTTCTCTCATAAAACTTCGCACTTGCTTCACTCCTTTTGCGGGTAGAGGAAGCGGGCGGGGCTTTACTTCCGGCGTGTGTAGTTGTCTATGCAGGTAGGAAGAACACCGGATAGGGCGTGTCTTTCTTCCCGGTCCTGTTGTCATGCGTGACAAGGCTAATCGCAGGAACGTTAATACCCATTACAAGCCCGCCACGCCGCGCAAAAACGGCGTTATTTGTTGACTTTTTCCGCCGTTTTTGATATACTAACGGTAGGTTGATAGCTGATATATTTTCATCGGCGGAACCCGCTTCGCGTCTGCTCTCCCAAGCAAACGCGGGGCGGTTTTTCTTTATCCAGTTTTCACGACGGCGGGGGTTCAGACCTCCGCCGCTTTGTCTTTGTCTTCCTGCGCGATCTGCGCCGCGTCCTGCTTCGACGTGAACAGAGAAGCCACAGCCGCGCCCAGCGCTTCGCCCCAAACTTCCACGGGGTATTCATTCAGGGCATTCAAAATTCTGTCGCTTGCGATAAGAACAAGCTGTGCGCGGTCCTCTTCGGCGACTTCAACGTTTTTCTCTTCGTCGTCCTCTCCGGGGACAGATACCAAGATTTCGGATTTCAGATAGCAAAGCGGGCGAACGCCGTGGCTGCCGGAGTAAGCGTTGTACCAGATCATCGCGCCAGAGGAATAGACGTAGCGGACGATGTAAGAGTATTCGGGGTCGCACGTCCACGGGGTCAGGTTCCAGCACCACGCGTCCACGCGCGGGATAATGCCGCGGAACATTCGATACAGCTTGTCCGACAGCAAAGCGATTTTGTCGGTGGCTGTCCCGTAGTCGGTCATGCCGTCATCGGCGGTCAGGTCGCTTTCCCAATCGAGGAACGCCGCCCGGTCCGCGCCCTCTGCAACCAGCGCGTCGAGGAACGCGCCGTTCAGTTCGCGGCGCAGGGAAGAAGAACGCCAATCGTTCTTGTTGTTTTCGTCGAAAGCGCGTTCAAAGACGGGTTCGGCGGAAATCGCAACGGTTCCGTCGCCTGCGTACAGCTTGACCCACTCAATGCCGCCGTACAGGAAGCGCCCGCCCGTTTCAATCTGCGAAATTTTCTTCATGGTTTAGTCCTCCTCATATTCCGGCTTGAAGCCGTTCTTAATATCCGTGATAAGGTCCCGTACCGTCCGGGAAAGGCAGTAATAGAAAACCGGGAGGAAGAGGGCGAAAACCTCTCCGCCGACGGCGAAATAGCCGCGGTAGGCCAGCGCACGGGCCGCACCCTCACGAAACAACATAATTCCGGCAATCGTCAGGGCCGCATACTTCACGATAGCCCACACGGGAACCGGGCGGCGCTGGGCGATTTTCCGGGGCTTCCGCCGGGCGGTCATTTGCCCGGCTTCAACGGTGATTGTGATAATCTCTTGTGTCATTTCGGTTCCTCCACTTCGATTCGCTCCGCCGCCGCGATCATAACGGCACGTCCGTTCTTGTCCAGCAGTTCACCTTGTACCAGCAAACCGGTTTTGTCCGGGGTCTTGCGGTAAATCACCGCTGTTACTCGCTGGTAGGTGATGCCGTTGTACCGTACCGGGCGTTCGTCCATGAACGCCCGCTTCAAATCAGCCGTTGTCACGGGACACACCGCCTTTCCGGGAAATCTCGTATTCGGCCCCGAAACGACGGCGCTTGCACCGCCAACAGGTGATTTTCATATTCACGCCGCCGCGGACACGCTCAATATCGTGTTTCCCGGCTTTCTTGATTTCGAGGAAGCAGGGCAAGCAGAATTGACGTTTCATGCTGTCACCACCTTTCAACCGTCGTAGCACCCGCACGGCGCACCGCATAAACAGCCGCCGGGGGTTTCCGGGAATAAATCGTCAAATGTGATTTGGGCTTCTTCAAATTCCCTGATTTTCATAGCTTCGTCATGGTAACTTTCCCAAGACCAATTCCGGCCCAACCCCTTAACGGTTTTCAGACTGTCCGCCGCGTTATGTTCTAAGTCAATTGCCCTTTGAAATAAGTCGGGGTAATCTTCCCAAAGCGCTTGAATTTCTTTTTTCTTCATCGACGGGCAGAAAAAGCAACTCGACTTACCGGGTTTCGGAAGCCCTGCCCGTTCAATCACACGCACGCATTCCGCGCGGTCCCAGCCCCATTCGTATAGGGGGTATCGGTTTTCATACTTTTTGTTCGCTTCGTCCGCCGGGGCCGCGTGCTGAATTCTGCGTGTTTCGCCTGCATCGTAGCCGATATACTTATAAACCCGCCGCCCCGCGGCCCACTCTTCGCGGCAAGGCGGATAGTTGTTGCAGAACTTTTCTTGCGTTCCAATCTTGTGTTTAAGCGAGCATTTCTTGAAACCATAGGCGATAGACGGCAACGTATGAGAACGCAGGCATTCTTCTTCCAACATCATTCGATTTCCGCCTTTGTCGGTGTAGAAAACCGGGGTTATTGTTGGCAGACCATGCTTTTCGAGCCACACGTTAAACGTCTGAATGAATTCGTATGTATGCGGCTGTTCTGCGCCGGTGTCTGCAAAAAGAATTAGGTCTATCTGGATTTTGTGTAGATACATTCCGATAATCATAGCGGTTGAATTTGTCCCACCGCCAAATGAAACAACATTCATAGTTTGTTCTTCCTTTCATTTCTTGCGCCTGCGCTGACGATCAGCCGTCGCGGGCCCAAATCGCTTCAACCTGCTTCCGGCAGTATTCCGGGCCGTTCAGGTTGACCCAATCACTGATAATGGCACGGTCTTCGTCTTCACGGTGTTTGTCGATAGCCTTGAAGTTCTCTTGCAGGGTGTCCGGGTCAAAGTATTTCACGCTGGAACCCGTACCGTGGGCCAGAACCACGCGAACAGCAATACAAGCCGCGTCCGCGCAAATTTCGATACGCAGGTTTCTAAACTCCATGAAGTACGCGCCGACGAATGACGTACTTTTCGTCAGACCGCGGGCGGTCCCGAACTCCTGCATTGCAAGGGTGCGGGCCGTCTTCGCCGTCAGCTTGACCCCGCCGTGTTGCTGTTCCTTTCGGCTCATACCTCCGCCGCCTTTCCGCTTTCCTGCGACAGCCACCAAAGCGGATTGTTCCGCTTGTCCTCATACGGGCAAGGGCTACCATCGTCACAACTGACTTTCCCGCACCCGGCACAATACTCCCGCTGGAATTCTTCGTCCCACGGCGCTTCAATGACGGGCAGGCCCCGCAAGAAAGCGCCCAGCGTTTCCGGGTTCTTCGTGATTTCTTCAAAATTGTTCACCGCGAAACCTCCTTTACGAATTGACCGCGGATTTGCCGCGGCGTTTGAAGTTTTCTTGTACGCGCTGTTGTGCAAGAACGGGGTTGTATGCTTTCCGCAGGTTGCGGTCAAGCCCGCCCGTTTCGCCGCGCTTCAACTCCCGGTAGACGGTAGCCGTTGTCACGCCCAGCCCGTCGGCAATGTCCGCCACCCGGTCGCCGTTCAGGTATCGCGTGGAAATCTCCTTGCGGTCCTGAAAGTCTATATACCTGTACTGCCGCACCATTTCACCCCGTTTCTTTTCACCGTTGCGGCTTATTCTTCGCCTTTTGCTTTTTCGACACGCGCTTTCAGCGACACATACCAGCAATAGGCGCTTGCGACGTGCGTAATAATCCGCACCAAATCCGGCTTTGTTGCCGATTTTGTCAGCTTTTCGGCAATTCTGTTCGCCGCCATGCTGTCGAAAAATGCGCCGTCAATCAGCGAAAGAACCGCCGCCGTTTGGAAACTGTCTGAAATCGGCGTGTAGTAACCGTCCAGCCTTTCCCACATTTCCGCAAAGAAAACAAGTTCGTTTGGCAGTTCTTCATCGTCGCCATAGTCGGCGTATTCGTCAGGATAGCAATATTCGCTTATGAAGTTCCTGATTGCTTCCATCGTCATTTCGCCGCGCCCGCCGTCGATGTCCTCCCACGAAAGCGCTTCCGGCCTAAAAATACAGCCCATTCCTTACCACCTTTCCGGGAGGGGCGGCAGGCTTTCGCCGCCCCTCCGCTTTTTTATTCGTAGACAGGATAGAGGGAAGCATTTTTCATCAACCAGCACCGCCCGGCGCAGTCAAACCGAATGAAATTCCAGTCGGTCGCGTCGTAGTACGGGGTCCCGATGATGCGGACCCGGCTAACCTCGAACCCGAATTCTTCGCAAACTGCAACGCGGGCTTCCGCTTCCGTGATTTCCTGCGAACAGTTATTGACCGCCCATTTCTGGTGAACCGGCGTGTCTTTTCCCGTTCCGATCTGATACGCGATGATTGCTTCCGGCTTTCTCAAGCACCACATGAAATACGCATATTCCATCAGCGCACCCGCAGTCAGTCGCCCGGCCTTGATGTGTTCCGAAATGACCCGGTAAACTTCCGGCAAGGTGTCCAGCTTGCGGCCCCTGCATTCCGCTTCCGCCGTGAACTCTTCCAGCGTTAGGGCGATTCCGTGGTTCGCTTTCCATTTGCGGTCGTACCCGGCTTTCAAGTCGGCTTCCGTTGCGAACATATAGCCGCGGTCAAGGACAAACTTTTCAAATTCGGTCAGCTTCGACGCGTCGGCGTTCGCTCTGATTCTCTCCGCCAGCAAATCGCCGTAGCTCGGCCCCTCCTTTTTGTCCGTTTCGGTGGCCCGCTCGTTTTCGTCGTAAATCCGGCTTTCGGAATGCTTGTCGCTCCAAAACTCGACGCGGCCTTTGTCGTTCACCTCGTAGAACGTGCCGTTCTCTTCGGTGGAATAGGTCTTGTGAATCACGTCGTTTTCCATCGTGGATTTCTCGATGTAGTGAACTCCACCGATGATTTCGGCTTTCGCGGCTTCGTACTCTTCAAAAGAAACGTGCTTCATTTTCGCGTCCTCCTTGCGCTTTCGGGCTTTTTATGGTAAAAAAATAAATGCGATAGAACGCGTACCCGTCATTCGACGTGGTATTTGTTCTTTCGCATTTAATATT